ACAGGACAACATTTCTTCAATGTTAGTATTAACTATATCAATATCCATTATCTATTCTATAATAATTATATCTTATTATTATATAATAATAAAAAGTCAATTTTTATTAATTATTTGATTTTTTGCGTTTTCAATTATTTTAGGATTTATATAACTATTCTTACATACTGAAGGAGTGTTATGTAATATATTAGCTGTAATTTCTAATGCTTTTTTTATTGGATTTTTAGAATAAATTGATTTATTAAAATAAATAATAAATAAATTATTAGCATTCCATGTTCTTAAATCTTTAGACGTTATTTTAACTTTAAGTTTATTTTCTAAATATCTATTTACATCATTTGAATTTACACATGTATCTTTATATGAAAATATATATTGATTATTAATATCCTGATTTTTTTCTTGAAGATTTATAAGTTTATTTAATAAATAATTATATATATATTTGTTATTACATATTGATTTATTTTGCACTCCTTTTTTACCAATGAAATCAAATATTATAAGATTTTTTTTATCTTGGCATATAGTTATATGTGAAAATTTTAATGTAGTTAATCCATGAGAATTATTTTCCTTTTCATATTTTTTGTTACCAATTCTAAAACCACAAGATAATATTAATGTTATTATCATAGCTATTATTTTGTTTTTTTCATTTGTAGATTTAATATCTTTAGCGATAGCATTTTTAATTTTTAAAAAATACTTTTCATAATATTCTATTTTATCATATTTTTTACTATTTTGTTTTTTAATATATTCTTTATTATATATAATTTGCTTTCTGTTTTTGCTATCATAACCATATGCTAATATTTTTTTATTATTAACTATTGTTACATGTTGATAAGAAGGGGGTATTTTCATATTTTTAATTTTTTCCAATAATTTTACATCAGTAATTTCATCATTGTTTTTATAATATTTAAATCCTGTAGTATAAGTTCCTGTGCGTTTTATTTTCATTTGTTTTAACTATTATAAATAAATATAATTATGATGATATAAAATGATATAAACATATAATAATATATGTAATCATAAATAGAATATATAATGGCGCAAACAAAAAAAACAACTCTATCTACTTCTGTACCACCTGTACAAACGCAACAACAAGTAACTCAACAGACTACTACTCTTACTGATGTAAAACAAGTTAAAAAAAGTGTTGCTACTAAAGTATCATCGGATAAATCAGATGTACTAAAAGATGCTAAACAACCTAAAAGTGTTGTTGATGTTGTTTCTGATATTGTTGAGAATGAGAATGTTCAAGCAAATATTGAAGAGGCACCAAAAGATAATCTTGTAAGTACTATTATTGAAAAAGTAAACACACTTTTTGTAAGTTTCAAAGAAGTGCAAGCACTTCTAAAAGTATTGAGCAAAGAATATGATAAACAGCAAAAAATTATAGAGAAGGCTCAAAAGAAGCGTCAAAATGCTAAAAATTCACCATCAGGTTTTGCAAAGCCTAACAAGATTTCAGATGAATTATGTGATTTTATAGGAGTTCCTCATGGAACAGAAAAATCTCGCACAGATATTACTCGGTTTATCAACACATATGTAAAAGAGCATAATCTTAATAAACCTGAAAATAAAAGATTTATTCTTCCTGACGATAAACTTAAAAAAATTCTAAATGTTGGCGATAAAGAAGATATTAATTATTTTATTTTGCAAAAATTGATTTCTCATCATTTTCCTCCATCAGCGAGCAAACAAGCTCAAATAGCAGCTTAAAAATTAATATAATAATTTTTTATTTTTCTATAAATATATAAAAAATGATATAAATATATATAGTTATTATATAATAATATTATGTATGATTGCGATAATGCTTCTGATAATGAAGAAACTCTAACATTAACGAATAATAATGGTATAGCACTAAAAACTACAAATAATGTTATTGTAGATTATTTTATGTTATTTATGAGAGATTTAGATATTAAAACAAATTATAATTATTTAGAAAAATGTTGGAAAGAAGATCCTAAAAAAACAATAGCTATTATCTTTAATGGTCGTGATAGGGATAAAGGAAAAAAGGAAAAAAGGGTTTCTAATGATGCTATGTTATGGTTAAGAAAAAATAAATTTAATACATATACTATTAATATTAGCAAGTATATTGAAAAATATGGATGTTGGAAAGATCTAAATTATATAGGTTATAAATTAAAAAGTAAAGACAATAAATTTGAACTTAGTTTATTTGCTAAAAAATTAATGGAGGATAAAATAAATTTAGATAATAATAAAAGTGTTTCTTTGTGTGCAAAATGGGCATCGTGTGAAGGAGATAAATATGATAAAAAAAAACAATATGCTAAGAAAATTGCAACAATAATTTATGGAAAAACTTCTAATAAAATGGAATTATATAGAAAAGAGTATTTAGTTCCTCTTAGAAAACATATTAATATAGTTGAAACAAAATTGTGTTCGCAAATGTGGAATGATATTGATTATGAAAAAGTTCCTTCAATAGCTTCAAATAAATTAAAAAAAACATTTCTTAAACACGATGAAGAAAGATATAAAAAATATCTTGAAGATGTTAGAAATAATAAGAAAAAAATTAATGTTAAAGGAATTCTTCCACATGAGTTAGTTGCTAATTATATTAAAGATTCTAATGGCGATATTGTAAACTTTGACAATATTAAAGAATGTGAAACAACAGAACTTCAATGGAGAACAATAGTAGAAGATGTTAAGAAATCTGGAAATTTTAACAATTCTATATCTATTATAGATCTTTCTGGTTCTATGTTTAATGCGGCAAACGGAAGCATACCAGCACAAGTAGCGATTGCCTTAGGTATAATTACATCTGTATGTTGTCAAGGTCAATTTAATAATAAATTAATTACATTTAGCGAAGAACCAGAAATAATTAAATTGTCTGATATAAAAAATGATATTCCTAAGCTTTTAGATAGTATTAAAATTATCTTAAAAACAAATTACGGATTTAGTACGGATTTTATCAAATGTAATCAATTGATTATTAATTTTGCGAATATGTTTAATGTACCTAAAGAAAATATGCCTAAGAAAATGTTTGTATTTACTGATATGCAATTTAATAATGCTTCTAATAATTCCTGCAATTTAGAAACAGTATATAAAACTATAATTAAGAAATATAATGACGCAAATTACAATTCTCCTAAGTTTATATTCTGGAATCTTAATTCAAATAGTAGAGAAGTATTCCCGGTAAATTGTGATACAGAAGGGACAGCAATTATTTCTGGATTTTCAGAACAACTTCTAAAAATATTCATGCTTTACGATGATTTTAAGCCTGAAATAGTAATAAATGAAATTTTGGAACCCTATATTAAAGAGGTTATTATAGGTGATGACTAATATATTATTAGTAAAATACCTGAAAATAGCAATAATTTATATATAATATTTTTTTATAAAATGTTCCTTATTTTTTACATTTTATAAAAAAATGATTCTTATATAAAATTATTTAATAACAACTATCATGAACTTTACCAATAAGGATTATTTTGCAAATATTACTAAGTATTTACAAAGCTATTGTGAACTCAAAAAGTTGAGTGAGATAAATAAGTCATCTAATAACTTTGTTAAAAATGAGACAAAATTCGAAAGTATAGTGGAAGAAAAGCGTTCTATCTATAATTGTGATATGTTAAAATATTATTTAATAAATAAAATTAGTTATGAGCTTAATAATAATTATAATAAAACTATAAATATGCTTAAGAAAAGTACAAAAAACTACAAAACACTTACAGATAAGGAATGTTCGTATTTAAATTTTAAAATAAATGCAAAGCTATATACTAAATTAATGAATAAACGTTCTTTACCTTATTTAGAAGATATTATATTAAAATTGCCTATATCGACAAACTATATAACTAACTATATAACTAAAATAAACATAAATAAAGATATTCATACTAATAAGATATCAATTCAAATATCAAAAATATTATATAATATTATATTATCCATTGATAAAAATTATAAATTTAAAAATGAAATTGCTGTATTATGGATAATAAACAAATAGGATATTTTTAGTTAGAATAAGCAAGACCACCCATACCGGATAATATTCTAAGAACGTTGTAATTTACAGCATATATGTGTATAGAACCATCGATACTGGAAGATAATGATAGAACAGCAGTATCTATACGAGACATATTTAAAGTTCCACTTGGTTGATGTTCTTCGGGTTTAATAGCAAAGGAATAAACGTTTATACCTTTGTGGTAATCATCGGGGGTATTTTCATGATGTTGATAAGGTTGTACTAAAGAGAAATAATCTCCTTTTCTTTGCGCGAAACGATCATTGCCGTTAAGCATTATTTTAGCTTGCATAACAGGATTTTCTGAAGCATAATAATCATTAGGAGTTTCTGTAGTACCCGAAATTAATGGTTTTGCTGTTGAAAAGTTATTCCAATAAACATCAGTGTCAGTTTTTTTAATAGCCCATACAAGTTCTTTACAAGGGTGATTGAAATTCATACGCATACTTTTCATACCATCTTCATTAGTAGAAGATGGTATATTGTCGGTTCCGGTAAATTGAAGTTGTTCTATTAAATATTCATGAGATAATTGAGCAAATCTTCTGCGTTCATCAGTATCTAAGAATATATAATCAACCCATAATTTTGGAGCGTCAAGAACTATATTAGGATTGTCATAAGTACTATTTTTAGTAGATGAATCAAGAGTAGAATTTTTTGTAGAGCTATCAATTAAATTAGATTGTGATTCATATTCTACATTAATTTTGACTTCGTGATATTGTAATGCGATTAAAGGTAAAGCGAGACCTACATTGCGGCAAAACCAGAATTCGAGAGGCACATATAATTCATATGATTTTGTTGTTGTAAGTAAAGTACAAGCATTTTCTTTGTTTCCACCAATCATTTTATAATAACCCTCGCGTTTGCCAAAAGGAAGAGATAATTCGTTCCATATATATAACCATTCGGAATAATGTTTGTCTATACGTTGGCCACCTATTTCAAGTTCAATTGTTTTTAATAATTTTTGTCCAAAATTAGGAACTAAAGCTACGCTTGCGGTTGAATTATTTTTAATTTTTCCATAGAAGTAAATACGATGTATTAAATCTCCGTTGCGAGTTAACTGAAAAGTAGCACGAGAACCAAGTGAATTGCTTCCTGTAGCTGTTTGTTCTATAGCTTCAATAGCGAAGTTAGTATGACGACGATAAACTACTTTGAAAAAGGTAATTTGAGGATTACCGGTTAAATAAACATCCTGGGCACCATAAGCAACTAATTGAAGAAGACCACCACCCATTTACGCTATATTCTTTATACTATTAGAGGAGAAAAAAAAAAGGAAAATATATAACACATATATTAAATTAATTAGAATAAGCTAAACCACCCATTCCAGATAATATACGTAATACGTTATAGTTAACCGCGTATATATTAATACCATCGTATGTATAATCGGTAGATGTTCCCGGGTCTTCAGCTTCAATCATTAGGGTGGCAGTATCAATACGAGACATGTTTAAAGTTCCACTTGGTTGATGTTCTTCAGGTTTTAAGGCAAACGAATATACGTTGATAGGGTTATTAACTGGTACATTGGTATGATGTTGATAAGGTTGTACGTGAGTGAAATATAATCCTTCTCTAACTGCGAAACGATCATTGCCGTTTAATTGTAAAATAGCACTTTTTAAGGGATTTTTGAAACTCGCACTTTCAGGATCAACACCAAGTATATAATTGCTTGTAGAACTCATTGAGATTAGTTCACCACTCGATGCATTGTATAAATTATAATCATACCATCTGTCTTTTTTGAAAGCTCCTTTACTTTTAGCAACCCAAATTAATTCTTTACAAGGATGATTGAAGTTTAATTTAATTCTATTAGTTCCTTTATTAAGAGATTCTGAACCAGTAAATTGTAATTGCTCAATTAAATATTCATGTGATAATTGTGCAAATCTTCTGCGTTCATCAGTATCTAAGAATATGTAGTCAACCCATAAAGAAGCATTAGTTATATTAGGTATATTACCATTAGTAGTGCCTGTTATAACACAATTAGACTTAGATTCAAATTCTATTTTAACTTTAACTTCGTGATATTGTAGTGCTATTAAAGGTAATGATAGACCTACATTACGGCAAAACCAGAATTCTAATGGTATATATAGAGTAGTATCTTTGTTTGACAATATATCTTTATCAGCCCCTACCATAGTTTGATATGCATATTTTTTGCCTATAGGTAAAGATAATTCATTCCATATGTATAACCAATCAGAATAATGTTTATCTATTTGTTGACCACCTATTTCAATAACAACAGATTTAATTAATCGAAGACCTAAGTAGTTGACATATGAGTCGGTAGTATTAGCGGTAGTTTTTTTTGGTACGGAAACTTGTAAATACATGCGGTTAATTAAATCGCCATTGCGTGATATTTGACAAGTTACAGTATTTCCATATCCTACATTTCCGTTAAAAGTTTGTTGTATAGCTTCCATAGCGAAGTTAGTATGACGACGATAAACTACTTTGAAAAAGGTAATTTGAGGATTACCAGTTAAATAAACATCCTGGGCACCATAAGCAACTAATTGAAGAAGACCACCACCCATTTACGCTATATTCTTTATACTATTAGAGGAGAAAAAAATATAGATTATATAACACAACTTAATTTTATATATAAACCTAAATATTTATAATTCAAATATAATGATGTTCAAAGAGAAGTCATCAAAAAAGAAGGTATCGACAGATATAAATGAAACTTTTACATTAGATGCTATGCATAATAATATCATAAAAAATTTTGAAAAAAATGACAAAGAGAAATTATATTACAATAATAAACTTAATATGTGTGAGGAAAAGAAAAATAATATATTAAATATA